ACCGTTGGCTACCGTCACGTTGCCATCGACGCCGGCACTGTCTACTGTCGGATCTTTCCGCCCGAACAGTCGTGAGAACGTCGAGGCGCCGGTCAGGATATTTGCGATGCCGGACGGAATGCCGATCGCCTTGGCCAGATCGTACGAGGCCATGGTTGCAGAGCCGAGCACTTTTCCGGTGCCGCTCATCGAGCCGTTGTCGGGATTCCAGCCCTGCCCCATCAACTTCGCGTCAGCCGCCATGCCGGCCAAAATCCATCCGACGACAGGAACCCAACCCATAGACGATGCTGCGCCGGTCAATCCAGCGCCTACCGCACCACTAGACGCCGCAGCAGATCCACCGCCGATGCCGGAGGCCGCTGCGCCGACTCCTGCGGTTGTACTGCCGTACAGGCCGCCTAGCGCCGCACTGCTACTAAGGGCGCCGGACTCTGCTGCTGCCGCTGCTGCGCTGCCAGTCGTTGACAGTGCGCCGAACGCGCCGGCCGTACTTGCTCCGAATGCGCCAGCAGCACCACCGATAGCCGAACCAGCCGAACCATACCCGACGCCCATCAGGCCTTGTAGGTAGCCATAGCCCTTCGTGAGGGCGCTGTATCCGGTCGACAGGTTATTCATGCCCCCCATCGCGCTGCTGGCGGTGTTCATCCCGTTGTTTTGCAGGATCTGATTCGCGATACCAGGGCCGCCAGCAATGCCAGCAATCTGCGCGATCACACTGATCACCATCGGCTTCGCAAACGCCTTGTACAGCTCGTTCACGACCGTGGTCTCGAACGTGTTCTTCAGCGACGTAGTGAAGCTGGCCCACCCGGCCTTCCCATTGTTGAGCATCTGCAGGAAACCGTCGTGGAAGTCGGTCCCGATGCCGTCAATGGTCTGCTGCCACGTCTTGACGAAATCTGCCTGCTGCTTGTGGAACTGCTGCGCGGCATCGTCCGACTGCTGCGCGCCGAGCAAGTCCTGCTGACTCTTGAGAAGCTTTTGATCGGCCGCGATCATCTTCTCGTAATTCGCGATGACATCCGGCGCAACATCGTTGAGCCGGGCCATTGCGAGCCCCTCTTGATCGAGCGCCAACGTGCTCTGCGCACGCGAGACGAGCAACTGGTCCAGCGCCGACTTCGTCAGGCCGTAGGTGGCGGCCTGATCGCGCAACTTCTGCGCCTCCTTCTCGTTCGCATCGGCCAGCTTGTTCGTGGCATCAACCTGCGACTGGCCGTACTTCTGCCAGACTTCATCCTCTTTCGTCGCGGAGTCAGCAATCGCGCTGAAAAAGTCTTCAGTCGCCTTCGCCGCCTTCGCCTGATCCTGCTGAATCTGGTTGTTGATCTGCGCTTTTTGCGCTGCGCTGAGCTTGGAATCGTTCAGCCCCTTCGCGAGTAGCGCCGCTTCCTTGTTGTAGGCGTCGATCTCGTCGGTGTACTTTTGCGCGATCAGGTCGCGCGTCTGCCGGTAGTACGCAGATTCGCTGACGCCGCCGCCCTTGTACAGCGCGTCCAGTTGCTTCTGTGCGTTGCTGACGTACGCTAGTTCCTGCGTCAGCGCATCCTTGACCGCCTGCACTTCGCCTTGCAACTCGGTCTTGTCGATCAGGCCCTGTTGGCCTTTGCTGCCGCCACCAAACTTCTGCAGCTTAATCTTGTCATCCCACCCACCCCCTGTTCCGAAGTCGAGCCCGTCTTCGCCAATAGATTTCGGGTTGAACAGGTTCTTCATGAAGTCGGCGTACTTCTTGCCGGCGTCCATTTCCTCTTGCCAGCCAGAAATCAGGGCATTTTTTGCGCCAGCCATGTCTCCAGTTACAGCCTTTGATACGACTTCCCAAGTCGTCATCATTGACAGGGCGGCAACCCTGAGCGGCAGGATTGCAGTCGCGATTACTGCCGCTGATCCTGCAACAATTCCGCTCATCACGTCGAAGACGAAGCCCAGCGCGCTGCCTTCCTTGCTCAGACCGGCAAACTCATCGGTGATGGTCAGTATCACCGGGAGCAATGCAGTCTTTGCATTCAATGACACCGCCGTCATATTTGCATGGATGGTGTTCATCTGCTCGGCCAACTCGTACATCGTCCGGATGGTCGATTGGTCCAGCACTGCGCCCACGTTCTGCGCTTGCGCTCCGAACGCGGCGAGCCCTTCCGATCCCCTGTCGAGCAGCGGGATGATGTCCTTTGCGGCTCCGCCGAAAAGCTGCTGCGCGAGCGTGTACTTATTGGCGTCGTCAGCCGTTTGGGAGAACTTATCCGCGATCTTGGCGAGCACCTGATCAAAACTCAGGTTCTTCAGATCCTGCATCGAGATGCCCAGCGATGCGAAGTCGCCTTGCGTGCGCTTAAATCCCTGTTGCGCGCGGCCAATGCTTCTTGCCAGCGAATCAAGCGCAGTTCCCGCTTCCTTCCCGTTGCCGGAGACAGCCGTCATCGCGTATGTGAACTTCTGGATGTCGTCGGTTGATACGCCGGTCTGCTGGTGCAAGTGCATGACGTTTTCGCCATACTCAGCCAAGCTCTTTGCTGCGTGCGCTGCCTCAACCCCAGACAGCAAAATTGCCGCCGTCACGCCACCAATCGCAAGGCCAACTGGCGTCATCAATTTTGCAAGCAAGTCATACTGCTCAGCCAACACCATGCCCGTCTGCTCAAAACGACCGAAATTGCCGTTCGCGACGTCGTTCATAAGTCGCAGCATTTCAGTGCGAGCGTATGCAGTCGATCCGCCCATATGGCCCATTGATTCGCCCGCCGCTTCCAGTTTCGCGATCAGAGGGGCGGCCTGCTCGCCAACACCAAGTGAAGCGGCCTTCATCGCCATCATTTCGGTGTTCGACTTGCCAATTGCGTCGACCTGACGCTGAAGGCTGGCGATGAACTGATCCGCCGTCTTTGCCGCTCGATCCTTCTCCGCTGCCTCTGCCCTCTCTGCTGCCGACGCCTGGTTAAATGCATCCACCTGCGCGCGCAGCGACACGGCTACCTGCTGCTCGGCGTCGGATAACCCCCGCTCTTTCGCGATGTAGGCTTCCTTTTCCGTGCTCGATGCGCCGAGGAGATCAACTTCACGCTGAAGGGAGGTCAGATATTGCTGGACAGCCTGCGCGGCCCGCGCCTTTTCATTGGCGTCGGCCTTGGCGGCTGCTGCGGCTTCCTTCTCCGCTGCCGCTGCCTGATTGAGCGCGTCGATCTGCGCACCGAGCGACGCCGCAGCAACCTGAGCGGCATCCGACATGCCCTTCGCGTTGGCGATGTATGCGGCCTTCTGTTCGCGCGACGCGCCGAGAAGGTCAACCTCCTGTTGCAGAGACAGCAGGTATTGCTGCGTTGCTTGAGCCGCTTGGCTTTCCGCTGCCGCCGCCTCCTTGGCCGCCGCTGCATCCGCATTCCACTTGTCGACCTTTTCGGCGAGTGCGACTGCTTGCCGGAGTTGCGCATCAGTCAGCTTTTGGAGCTGGCCTTGGTACTCTACAGTTTGCGCTTTGGTCATGCCGAGCATGTCGGCCTGCTGTTGCAGCGAATCCACGAAGCGCTGGGCCGATGCAATGGCGCGATCCTCCGCCGCCATTAGGGCATCCTGCTGCGCCCTCTCGCGATTATGCGCATCGATCTTTTCGCCGATCGCGGCAGCCATCTGTTGCTGCGAATCGCTGAATTTCTGTGCCCTGGTGATATACGCTTCAGTTTCGGATCGGTTCAGGCCGAGCAGGTCGTATTCCTGCTTGAGCGCGGCGAGGTACTTCTCGCCCGATGCAGCCGCCTGAGTGGCTGCCTGGCTAACGCCAGAATATGAGCTAGCGAGTTGCGACGCACTCACTGACGTCTTCTGCGTAGCGTCAGCCACTCCGTTGAGCGTCGTGCCAGTCTTCGCCGCCGAATCAGTTACCGCATCCAGTGCATCGGCGGCCTTGTTCGCAGCGCCGGCAGCGCTATTCAGCGCGGACTCGCCCTGCTTCAGGTCGCTCGTGTCCATCGCAATGCCGAGCGTAGTAATGTCCACTGATGGGCTCCTATGATGGCGGTTTAGCGCTTGCAATCGACGAAAGCGCGATGTCGTCTAGCCGACGCAACACAGCGAACTCCCACGGCGCGGGACGTTCGCGGCAAAGCGTGAAATACGAGAGGATGTCGTGATACGACAGCGGGCTTGGGCCGAATCCGCCCTGGCGCCCGCGGTGAAGGTCGAGAAACCACTGCCAGACATGCGCGCCGGCTTCCGGCAATGATGGCCCGTCAAGCTCTGGCGGCCGCTCGCCGGTGATGCGCGCGACCGCTTCGTATTGCTCTCTGAGCGTCGTCCCGTCGCCTGCTGGCTTCTGCAGCTCGAACTCGTGCTGCGCGTAGGCGACGAGCTCGGCGCTCAGACCTTCGTAAAATTTGCCAGGTTGCCCGACTCTTCGAGAACCTGTTTGCGGATCGCCGCGTTCTTCGTCAGCAGACGGCGCGCGTTTTCTTCGTTGAACGGATCGTTCAGACCGCGCCAGCCGACCACGCGCACGATGCACGCTTCGACGACGAATGCCTCGTCATCTTCGACCGTGTCGAAGTCGTCGGACGGCCGGCCCTTGCGCGCGGCGATCGCGAACTCGCGGCGCGTTCTGGCGCTTGCGAATGAATGCCGTCACCTTCTCCGACTGATCGCCGAGCACGGTGATGAATACGCCGAGACCTTTGCCAGTCCTCGGCGAGGTCACTTCGAACTCGTGCCCCTCTTCCGATGCGGCCGAGAGATCCAGGTCGTCGATGCTGATGGTCTTTTGCTCGTTTGCCGCTGCAGTGATCTTGCTCATGTTCTGTTGCTCCAAAAAAGAGCGGGCCGACACCATTGCCGGCCCGCAAATGCCCCTAGGGAGGAGCGCAAATCTGCGCTTTGCTGCGTGTTTTTATGCCGCGAGGCTGTCTTGAAATGCGACAGTTGTCGCATCCGTCGCCGTGCCTGCGCCGCCGGCAACGTTGAGAAGCGCGGTGAAGGCTAGCGTCTGAACGATCCCCTTCTGCCCGTCGTCTTTCTTCGCGCTCGACAACTTGATGCGCGGCAGCGTGAACGACACAAACTCCGCGTTCGCCGCGTTGCTCGTCGTCATTGCGCACACGACGCTCGATTCCGTCTCGTTGACGAAGATGTCGCGCAGCGTCGCATCCTTGAAGTACGCAGTGATCTGGCCGCTGACCGCGATCGAGCCGTCGAACACATCGGGGCCGACGTTCGAGCCGACGACCGAATCCGTCTTCAGATTGCCGTTGACCGTCAGCGTCAGGCCCGTCACGATGGCTACTTGCTGGCCGCCGACGAGTAACGCCCCATTGACGGCGGCGAGAATGCCCGACGAGGATTCAGGCGCGGGCGACGTGAAGTAGGCAGACGTACCCGACTGGTAGTTCAGGCCCATGACCGCAGCCTTGATCGTCGACATGCCGGTCGCAGGCAGGCTCAAGTCGAGCTGCGATACCTTGCAGTCGCTGAACACTTCCGATTGGCCGATGTCCGAGAACCAGTGTTCGAACGTGAAGTACGTATCCGTGAAGTTGCTCTTCGGGATCATCGCCTTCTTGCCGACCGCCGAGAGCGTGACCGACCCACCGGCCGCTTCCGTCACGATGGTGATCGGGCCGTTGAGCTGGATTACCGTGAGGTTCGTCGCCGTGACCGCGGTAATCATGAAGTTCGTCGCGTTGTTCGCGGCGTTCGTGAAGCCGGTCGCGCGGAAGACGTCGCCGACCTTGAAGCCATCCGTCAGGAACGAGCCGGTCGTGCGCACGAAGTGCGGGCCGGTAGCGCTTGCGGCGATGGTCGTCTGCGCGCCAGTCGTCACGCCGGCCGCGAACGGTGCGCGCAGCGTGCCTGCGATCAGGTCGGCGTACGTGCCGGGCGAGATTTCGCCTTGAATGTCGCCGGCGATCGAGCGCGAGCCGTGGCGCATGTCGGCGATCTGATAGTCGGAGCGCAGTTCGGCCGATTGATACGTCGCCTTGTTGAGGTCGATCGAGTCTTGCGTACGGCGCAGGATCTGGCCGCCGCTGGTCAGCGCGAGAACGCCGAGGCCTGTTTGCTTTGCGTAGCGTAACTGCTTGGAAACGCCTTGCGAAATTCCACTGGACATGTAATCTCCAAACGAAAAAGCCCGCGCAGTGGCGGGCAGGTTAAACAAGGAAAGCGCGGGTTTTACGTCAGGATGTTCGCGTAGTACGGGATGCTCACCGGCACGCAC